TTCTTCAATAAAACGAATCTTTGCTGATTGTCCGTCTGCTAACTTTAGCCAACGAACCTTTGGTCCATCTGATTTTGGTTTGTCGAGCAGGGCATTGATGTTTTTTAGTCCCTTTACTACGCTCATATTATTCTCCTTTGTTATATGTTTATTGTATATTGTTTGCCTGTGTTTGTCAAACTATCTATTTGTTCCAAAAATTTGATCAACCAAGTTGTCTGATTTTTGCAACAATTCTATTATATCACTGTCCAGCATATCGCCAATATCTTTATACTTATTATCTAGTTTCATCATATATGCTTTTGACCCTATTTTTTCAATAAGTTTATTAGCCATAGTATTTCCAGCATCATCGTTATCTGCTACGACACATATCTCACTAAAATATTTTTTTAATAACTCAATCTGAGAACTTGATACATTTGCACCAAGAGTTGCTACTGCTGGAAACCCAACCTGATCAACTCTTATAGCATCAAAAGACGACTCTAGAACATACACTCTACTAGAAGTCTTAACTCTATGCAGATTAAAAAGTATTTTACTTTTTGGTAGACCTGGAGTATTTTTGAATTCTTTGCCTTCAATTGTTCTAGCAACAAATCCAATAGTCATACCGTCTGGTGACTGAACTGGTATTGTAACCATATCTTGTTTTTCAGAATAGCCAAGACTGAACTTCTCTATAGACCTTTTTGTTATTTTTCTACCTTCAAAATATCGCATTGCCCTAGGAGACTCTAGCGTTTGATTTGTTAATCTTTTGATTAATACCTCATCATACTGAACAAACTCTTTTGGCTTATATAATTTTTTATTAATAAGATCTTCAATGTTAGTTTCTTTTTCTTTACTCTTAATAAATCTGATAGATTCAAAATAAGATCTATTGGTCATCTTCATAATAAGTTCTTGAAGTTCTGCTGTTTGCTGACAACTAAAACAAAAGAACAATCCACTTTCTTTAGATACTTCTCCTGCTGGTGTTCTTGTGTTATTATGATATGGACAAAATATAATAAAGTCTGATCCGACTTCTGATTCTATGGATATGCCCGAGCCGACAAGGACTCTTTTAATTTGGTCTTCTGTATATGTATTGGTCTGTACCCGTCTACCGCGATTATCCACTCTATCTTCTTTCTTCCAATGTACATTCCATATGCTGTAAGTCCAAACTCGAAATAATTTTTCTTGCTATCATATTTTAGCGTAAAATCTGGTTCAATGTCAATTCTTGGGGCATACCCAGTTTCACGCATTTGTATGACCAAAAGCCGTAAATATTCTTCCTTAAGTCTAGGTATGTGAGACTCATCCTTGATTATGCCATCAAGATAGAAGTTTTTGATCGGTTTATGATGAAGTGACACATTATATTATAACGCCTTATCTTCGTAGTCTTTGTAGCGATAATAACCTTTATCAAAGTCTACCTGCACCAAAAACTCACCCATAAACCCATTACGATTCTTTCTAAAAGCACACTCAATAATATCTGAGTTAGTTGCTCTACCTAAAGCGATTACCCAATCAGCATCGTATGCGATCTGTCTAGACCATGCTGTTTGACCAAGAGTAGGAACACTACTAAGATCATTTACATCATCTGGTGTCGCAGAAGAGATGGCAATAATTGGTACCTCTTCAGAAATGGCCATAAGTTTTAATTCACGAGATAGATTTTTCATTCTCACGGTTTCATTATCCGACTTTTGATTTGGTGCCATAAGTTGTAAGTAATCTACAATGACAAAGTCTGGCTTGTATTGATCAATTTTGCCACGTAGTACTGATGGGCTAATCTCTCCACCTTGATCATTAGAAATAATATGAAATGGATTCTTACCTTCAAGATGACGCTTGTGCCATTCTTTTAGCGTCTCCATTTCAATATCACCCTTACTTATTTTTCTATGTGACCAAAGGCCCTCACCCATAATTGTAAATACACGATTACGAACTTCTGTCTCAGACATCTCAAGACTAATAATCAATGGTGTCTTACCTTGCTTCCAAGCCTGTACCGCAAAATAAAGTGCAAGCCAAGATTTACCAATTCCTGGATATGCAAGGAATACTCCTAATTGTCCACCAGTAATCCCAGATGGTAGGTAGTTGTCAAATCCTGGTAAGCCAGTTTTAATGCCTACATTACCCGCTGCCTCCATCTTTTTAAGATGATCAAAATAAGCAATTGCAGAATCTAAATCAATAACATCAATATCTCGAATGGCAGACGTATTCTTTTTTAACTCTGATGTTTTTGTAATTAAATTATTTAATGCTTCTGCACCCTTATCATTTTGAACATCTCCTGCTGCAGAACGCAAAATGTCTTTAAGGCTATCATTTAAATATTCATGCTGTAATTCTTCTAGATGATGCTTAGTTGCTCCAATATCGTCAATTATTTCAAAGTCTCTAAACTTTTCAACAACAAGAGATGCTGGAGGAACAGAACTATTGTGCTCAAAATAGTTTCTAATAAAATTCCAAATATCTGAGTGCGTTCTAAGAATGCTATCAATATTAGCCTGTAATAAAACGTGTATCTGCTTATCTTTTAATAGAGCATTAATTACTTTTGCTTCTGAGTTATTCACTTAACCATGCCCTTGCCTTTCTACGTCTTTCTAATCGCTCTTTATCATCTTGCTCTTTATCAAGTTTAGCATTTAAAATTTTTTCAGCATTATATGCAAAATAATTCCAAGACGGAACTTGTGCCACTTTAAAATAGTATTGAAGTAGGTCGTAGCATACTGGCAATCCATAGGACTCAATTAACGCATCTGAGGCCCACTGTTCTACATTTAAATTTAAAGTAGACTTTGCCTGATATCTTTCGGTATGATACTTAGAATATCTGCTTAGCAAAGCCATTCGGTCTTTGCGGTCTGCCATTATTCTTCTATTTCTGCCTTAGCCTCATTGATCTTCTCAGTCAATTTAGCCTCCACAAAGCCATAGACACGTTCCATAGCATCGTTTGTTGTTTCACCCTGCCTCTTTGAATCTACTACCCCCAAATCAAGCCGTAGCGATTGAAAATTGCCAAGATTTAATGTGTATCCTAAAGTAACAGATACTTTAGTCTCTTCGTTTTGCTCCATTAGTCCTCCAAAGGCCTAGTTAATGCTTTCATTCCAAACAGGAATAAATCTACCATCTTCAGTTTTCGTATAAGTAAGTATACCATCGCCCATTCTTCGTGTCAACTCTTGCTTTGTGGGCGTATTATTATTTGTTATTAATCCATCTTTTCTTGGTTGCCCTTGATGTATAGATGCAATAATATCTCTCATTTCTCTAACCTGACTTTCAGAATAATAAGATCTAATTTGAAAACCAGTTTTTCCATATTTGCTACAACCTTTAGGATATGGAATAGTTCCACGTTTCATAAGTAATGGCATATATTTCCTATGTCTATTTAACAGTTGCGCTGTTTCATTGACAGTATAGGCTCTTTCTCTTTTCTTTTTAAATTCATGAGTAAAGCAAATCTCATTTTGATCTTTATTTATATTGTATAGACTTATAGTTCCTGTTGCTCTGCTGCTATGATATATTCTAACAAGATCTCCATTAAGAAACCATATTTTCTTGCTACCAGAAATTACAGGGGCGCTATTGTAGTTTTTGCCCTTGTCTTTTCCTGAGAAAGCAACCATGATCCCTCTTTTGAACTATCTGGTGGATGATAAAATTTTCTTTTACCACATATAATACAGTATACCTCAAGATGCTCTGATGTGCTAAATTGACGATCTACTAAGACTTTTCCTTTGCATTTTATGCATTTCATTAATTAGGAATTCCAATTACAAGAACATTTACATCCATTGTTGCAACACCATTTGACGCAAACTTTGCAACCAAGTTTGCTTCAGACGTTGTAACATTTGTGAGAAATATGGAAACGTTCTTTCCTGCTTCAGTTCCACCCTTGTTCCATGGAGTTGCAACTACAATTGGTGGGTATTTAAAACTAAAATTAACTTTAAATGGAACCTCTCCACCAGCGGTTGTTGTTGCAGCATTTGTAACATTTACAGTTTCTCCATATATAGAGGCCCCTGGCGTTGGAACAGCATATTCTGTTCTTGGTGTGGTAGTGCCTACAATCTTAGTATTATTTGAAGATGTTGGAGAAGACTGTCTTAAAAGTTGATTGACTGTTGTGACAATGCTAGAGATGTATGAAACATCTAATGGCTGACCTCTTTGTGGTATTGGTAACTCAGGCATAGTATTTAATTATAGCACATCTCTAATCAGAGAGTTTGTTTAGTTGTTTTAACTAAAATTTGATTGGTATTTATTATCCTATCATATGTTGCTTCTTGAACAATGACATTAAAATTATCTACGTCATCTTGATCTAATAAAAATCTAACACTAAAGAATCCTTGTTGGGTTTGGCTATATGAATAGGCTGAAACTGCTGGTTCTCCAACCGCAGTATTTGTTTTTAAAAATATATCATAATTTCTCATTACTTGTAACTCTACTCCTGGATAAGCCCACTGCAAGATTACTTCATAAATTAGAGTATCTCCCTGTTGTTGTACAGACAAAGTATATGAATACGGAGAAGCAATTACTGGCATTGCAACTTCATGAATTTTTGACCAGTGCGATGATCTGTTTCTATCTTCAGAAATAATTCTATATCTTAATGTAGTTTTTCCAGTTTGCCCACTAAAAGGTGGAAGATCTTCTTTTTTAATAATAGATTTTTTAATATTTTTATCTGCCATTATTGAACACCAACAGACATCCTATATTCTACATAGTTGTTTGTATTTGATGCTTTTAATATTGGTTGTTCATCAGCATTTTTTACTACTGTATATGCTGTTAATCCATATAGTGGATTTTGTGTTTGTGTATTATCTATTCTTATGGCATCAAGACCTATGTAATAGTTGTCATCTAATGCATTACTTGTAACGGCACAAGCATATATTTTTAAAGATGTTACATCTGCCCAAGAAAAACCATCTTCTTGTACAACATCTGAAATATTTTTTTCAATAGTATAATATCTATTGCTTGAAAAATCAATACTTGCGTTTCCTGCATCCACAACATTAAAAATTAATCTTGCTTTTTTAGTAGATGTATTGATAAAATCAACAATAATTTTAACACTATCTGGTCCAGTGTATGGGGTTGAAAGTGTCAGGGCTGCAGACTTATTTATAACAGAAAATGCAATTTTAATTTTATCAGATAGAGAGTTTTGAGATAGGTTAATCGATGTTCCAGTTTTTGAAATATGATGAACTGCAGAAAGATTAGTAGCAGATGTTGCATCTTTAATATTAGAAAAATCACCAGCAACTAAAATAACATTATTAAAAAACCTACACCTTTCATGATAGTCATTTCTATTGTTTCTGTAAAAAATTCTATTATCGGCATTGGCTTGAAAAACATCATAGGCGACATCAATAACATTATTATCTTGAGAATCAAGTGGTGTTGTTACAACTGGAATACTTGCTGTTGATGCAGTTACTGATTGCCAAGCCTCTTCTTGTGAGAATAAAACAAGGTTTCTGCTATCAAATCCAGCAGCAGAAGGATTACTTCCCGCAGAATAAATTCCAATTTCAGAAATTTCATATCTTTCCTGGCTGGGAAGTTCTGCTGTAAAGACTAGTTTATTTACTCCATCTTCATATACATATCCCCTGGAAGAAATTGGAACTCTAAACATCTCAAAATCTAAAAGTTCTTTGCCTTCATATGTATTAAAACTATGTGAATCTGCAGACCCCAATGGTTGTGGTCCAGAACCAAAAGCCATGTAAGATGCAAATGCTGGGGCAGTGCCCAAAAGGTACTTTGCAACAATCTCTTTGCCAGTGCTAGTTATCAAGACTAATCAACTCCTAATGTATCAGTATATATTGTACCACCTGTAAAAATTTCTATCTGAACTCTTTCATCGGGTTCATTATCTTTAGTCTCTATAACCAAATTTCCACTTGAATCCATGTAAACATTTGTACCGTTTGTGCTAGAATCTGTTGGAACATCTGGTATTCTAGCGAGAAGATTAATAGCAAAATTGAAAAAATAGACATCTGAAGTATCCTGAAGGGCTATAATCTTTTTAGGATCATATGTATTTTTAAAGTTTGATATATTTGCAATAGGCTGATAGTCTATATTTTTAGTATTAACAAAATTTTTATTACTTAATATTAAGAGTTCGTGTCCAGCAACTTGTTCAAAAAATAAATTTGCAAGTTCTCCCTCTCCTATAGCGTTTATAACGTTTTCATCAAAATTAACATATTGAGGCGTTGCTATTTTAACAGAGGCTTTTGTTACTAAATTAGATGACTGTTGATTTGTTTGTGGAACTGGTGGTGTTGCAGCAGCAGTCATACCTTCTTGTTGTTGCCAATATTCCATTTTTATACCTCACTCAAGTAAACTGTCATAGATGGTCCACTATTATTTCTATTGTATTCAATATTATAAACTATAAATCTTGTATTTGTTGTTGCTACCATATCAACACCATCATTGTTTTTATAATCAATAGTAACAATATCTCCTAATTGAACTATTGGAGTTGCAAACATTTCAATCCCTACTGATTTTTTAGGTTGCATTAATTTACTAATTATCCATCCCATTAAATTTTCAGCATCGTCAGATGTTTGAATATAATCACTTTCAATAGAAAATTCATTTTTTCCATAAATAATTCTGCTATTTTTAATGGTGTTATATTTTTGTTCTTCAATAACAGGTGAATACACAATAGCATTTCCTTTAAGTTCTTGATCTGAAAAACTTGAAGTTTTCTTAAAATAATCATCAACAGTTAAGGTATTGGTATTATCTTGTGTAAATGCAATACCAACAATGTTTAAAAAGTTAAAAGATGTAGTTCCTAGGTCCAATAAGGAATCCGTTGAATTAAAAATTAAAAACTCTGCACCATAAGCATTTGACTGATAGTTTGAAATAGTAAAATCTTTTACTCTATCTTGTGGTTTTAATATCTGGGAGGATAACGCTGGATAGGCATTGTCAAATCTAACATTTAAATATGCACACTCTCTCATAATAGTTCCAAACTCATCATAAAAAATTTTATAATTTGGATTATTTCCAGGCCCAACACCAGATAAATATGTATCTTGTAAAACACCGCTTAGTGCATATTTTCTTAATGAGTCCTTAATGCTAATTGAGTTACCACTAAATACTTTACTAATTGGATCAGTTATAGTAGTTGCTCCATTAGTAGAATAGTTTGGTCCCATGGCAAGTAGATGTTCAAACATACACTTTGATCCACCACGAGTAAATAGTGCCGTATTATAACTTTTAGGAAGTGGATCTTTGTCATCAACTGTAGCAATTAAAACATTGTTTATATACAAATAAAACCTTCTGCTATTTTGACCTAAAGCATTATCTACATACTCTACTGCCAAATCATAAACTGTTGTGTATTTGTCTTCAAACTTTTTAGAAACACCAACAAAGTTTCCAGAGTCAGATAAAATATCTCCATTGCCACTCCACAAAAGTTCTGGTATTGCTTTAGTAGAACTTGAATCTTTTTTAATTTTATAAAATATAATATTTGCTTGTTCTTCAGTTCCACCATCTAAAGAAATAATTTCAAAATAATAACCGTTGTTATTTGCTGCATTAACTAATACACCAAGTCCTCCAGAATTACCAGATAGTTTAATTGGTTGGTTTGGAGAATCTGTTGGTATTTGATAATATATTGATCCATCTAATGGTATAAGTGTTTTATACGAATCATTATTTTCGTCTTGAATTTCTCCAACAGATCCACCAATAATTCTAATTCTTGTACCAAAATAATTATATCTATCTTGAAAACTTTTAGTAATAAGCGTAATAAAATTTGTTGGATTTGGATCAGTACTTGTAAAGTTTGGGCCCTTTAAGACAAGTGCTGATGACTGAATAACTCCCTTATGTTTTTGTGGATTAATAGTATTAGTTGTTAATATTTCATTTTCTGTCAAATTAGATTTGCCTAAATACTTTTTAACAACACTATTGGCTATAGATTTTTTAGCCAAATCGTTATTTACGCCAGCAGAGCCAGTTGTTGTGCTTCCAGCAAAAGGACTTTCTCCAAAAAGATACTGTGATTCCATAACACAGCCTTTTCTATTGTCATAACTTACCCACTCTGGTAAAAGTCCAGCAGTATGATATGCAATTTGTGTTCCAAACTGTGCCCTTCCGCTTGATATTACTGCGCCCTCTTTCATTCTGCTAGTTCCAGAAACAAGTTCGTAGTATGGCTCAGAATATATTCTTACTCTGCCAGTATGATATATTTTTCCATTAAATGGCATATTTGATAAGTAATATTTGTATTCAGCATCATTGTTAATCCAAACATTTCCAGTTCCTGCAACATTATACTCAACAGCATCATATTTTATAACTTCACCATTTGCATAAAAATAACCTTGATATCTAACCAACAAATATGCACTTTCGCCAAAATCAGCAACATTGTTTTGAATAACTCCACCTTGAACGGTAGGTGGCAAATTGCTAAGATCTTTATTTAAAACAAGCGCAGCAAGACTATATCCTCCAGAACCATTACCAATTTTTGACTCTTTTGTATCTTGTATTTGCCATAACGCAGATGGTTTATATATCCAAGATTTGTCTTCAGAACTAATACTTGTTTCTTGTCCTAATTGACTATATATTTTATCAATATATCTTGTCTTATAAGTAATCTTTCCATCATTATATATTTTTTTATCTTGAGATGCCATACTAATAATATTGGCAAGTTTTTTCCCGCTAATAATTTTGTTTTGAATAATGTTGGCAGTGTTTTCAACAAGAGATGCGCTTCCTTGTCCAAGTTCTTCAGTCCAAAAGTTAGTATTATAAAACCCTGCATCTAATTCTTCCTGACTAGTGCTTGTTGGACTTTCTCCATCATCTGTTAGGATCACAATTTCAGAAACTTTATCAGTTACTTTTGAACCTATCAGTTCATAATTGATAGATCTTTCTGATGCACTAGGCATTAAATAGTCTTTACTCATAACCACAAAGTTATTGTATTCATCAAAAAACATTGCTGTTTGTGTTGATATTGCTAGATCGTTTAATATTTGCGCTAAATTTTTATCTGGACTGACAAAAAAATATGGAATAACTGGCTCAATATCACTAACATTTCTTTTATAAATATAATTACTAAATCCAACATAATCAAGCAATAATGCAATAGCATAACTTAACGAAACATTGGTAATAAATAACTCTGGTGCTGGCATCGATTCAAAATAAAAATATAAATCTCTTAATTTAATAGAGATTGTTCCACCTGTTACGTCTGCTTGAGGAAAACCTTCTGAGTATAAAGTTTTTATTGGAACTAAATAATCATATCCATAAACATTAATAATGTTTTCATAAAAAGTAAACTTAACATTTTTTCTAATATAGTTTGCAATTAAACTATTTGAATTTTCATTAAACGACTGATCTTCGTCAAAAATATTTATTGTTCCAGTTGAAGCAAGCAACTGCCCAATAGGAAGTGCACCAGAACCGAGATCTCCTAAAGATTTTGTAACATTATAAGAAACAACTCTGTCTGAAATATCAACATTAAGTCTAGGAGAAAACTCAATCAAATCAAATGACGAGTTAAATTTATTCATAGAATCTACAACTATTCTTATTCCCTTAATATATTCAAACTCTCTATATTTGATTTGACTTGTTTCTGGCTCTATATATGATGAAGGACTTGTCAAATTAGTTACAAAATGTTTTGTTTGATCTAGTGAGTCATCAGTCAGGAACCACGTATGCTCTGGAACAAACTGCTCATATTCATTAGACAAACTATTCCAAATATGATAGGTTCCTTTATCTGTAGAACTTGTAATAACCAAATATGAATAGCCATCAATTGATTTATTTGGTAATAAACTTTCTGATGTTAAAGTTTCTGCATGTATAAAACGTTCTTTGTATTTGTCTGGAACCTTTAGCCCATATGATAATTCTACGTACCCATCATCTGGAACAATTGGAGATCCGTCTGGTCTTGTTGATGAAAAATTAAAATCTTGAACAGTTACCCATTGATTTCCTTTTAATATTTGAATCTTCCATATAGTTGGAGTTGTTTTGTTTACGATACCATAAAAAGGATCTGCCAAAGTACTAACTGTAGATTGATACGGACCTAAATTAACACCACCAACATTGGTCTGCATTTTAACAATAACTCTGTTAGATGGAACATTATTTTTATAAACAACAAATGGGGCTGCATCATCTAAATAATATGATTGTCCTATAAGTCTATTTGCTATACCTCGTTCTGTTGTATTAGCAGAAGCAGTAGATTCTTTTTCGGTTCTATAAGAGGTCCAGTATTTAAATTCATCATTTCTGTCTGGCATATAATATCTTGGCCTTTGTGTAAAAAAAGAGCCCTGATTGTTTAATGCGTCAGTAGTAAGTGACGGTACATATCTGCCTGGAATATAAGATGTTTTGTTAATTCCTGATCTTGGTCTAAATGGCTTAATACAATCTTCTAAAGAATAATATAGTTTAAGTTGTTCTTTTGTTGCGGTATATAGTATTGGGTTGTCATCATCATCTACCCCACCATCTACTACAACATCAGCATCTGTTGCACCAGTATAAAATTGTCCGACATCATTTGCATCAAATGTTGACTGAATTGTTAAATATCTAGTATCACTGCTTTGTGGGCGATATCTATAGTTGCCCAACTTAAAAATATTGTCTGGCATATTCATATTCCACTCAGCAACTATTTTTGATTTTGACTGAATAGTTGGTGAATTTTGAAAATGATTTTTTAATGCTGTATTATTAAACATTACACTTCTTCCAAGGCAACAGAAATGTTCCAAAGATCGTGGTTATTTCTACCTCTTTTTATAACATCATAACTAAAGTCTGCAATATATACCTGCATAATTTCACTATAATTTGTTAAGTGTAAGAATGATGAATCATCTGTTCCAAAATTTTTATAATTATCATAAGACAAAAACATCCAAAATGGACCTTGGTGGTTTTCATACCAATCAAGTAATTCCACTCCACCTGCACCTGCGTCTGCAGTATATTCATTTTGACCAACAAGGTCTGATACACCAGTTGAATTAAAATCTGCAACTCCTGAGTGTGCTCTTGATGGCAAATTGTCCCAGGACATAGATATTGTCATTTTATCTGCAATATGATGAGACCTCATATTACCATTAATCATTCTTTGTCTTTGTTCTATTCTTTGTGGCTTAAACTGTAATGAAGATCTATTATGGTCTGATAAAATAAGAAATTGGTTTGCTGGTTGTGCAGTTGTTGCCAAACTAGCATCAGCACCTATCTCTTGACCAATAGGAATGTATATGCCAGTGGTATCTAATGTTCCAGCATTTTCCGACCAGATTACAGCCTGTGGCCTTGTATATCTATTTCTGCCTAAAATGTATGCTGCTGTTGCCATTATCTACTACCCCTAATTCTTTGTGAGTCAATTTGTTTAATTTGATTAATAACAGTTCTTGCAATATCATTTGGATTTGCATTGCTATTTGACACATTGACGCTTAGGCTATAATTATACACTGAGTTACCTGGAAGTTCTCCATCATTAATCTTATTCATTACCCCTGTGCCAAGCATATCAACTGCTCTTTTTTGTATTACAAACTCTCCAGGAGTTAGCATCGCTGGCACAGTATCTGTTCCAGTTGCAAAACCACCCATTGC